GTGTCTGTCTGGTCGAGGTCGGCTTTGTCGTCGGCGTCACCTTTGTAGGTTGCTCCCCATAGGTCGATGCCTACGCCGAATCTCATGGCGGCGTTTCGGAGCGCGTCGCCGATGGCTTCTTTGATTGCGTTGGGGCCGGTTTTGCCTTGTGCGTCTCCGTAGCCGAGACGGGTTACTCCGCCGACTGTGAGTCGTATCCAGAGTCCTCCGTGTGCGTCGAATTTTGGGAGGCCGTCGGGGTCGTTGGCGACGGGTTCCCAGTCCCACGCGGGGTCGACTTGTAGGAGTCGGTCGGTGATTTCTGCGTGTCCGACGTAGTCGAGGTGTAGGTGTCCGGTGGTGATTTTCTGCCGGCACTGGTCGCAGCGCTGTACGCGGTGGTTGTCACAGGCTTTGTAGGCGGTGCAGGATCGGCACCATACGCGTGGAAGTTTGCCGATGGCTTCGGGCGGGAATGGTTTGCGGAGTGCCGCTGATTGTTCTGGGCTGAGCATTGTGTTCCTTTGTCTGATGTGTGGCGGTTGGTTTTGGTGGCGGACGGCGGGGTCAGAGTCTGTGTCGTGACCCCGCCGTGCCTTAGGTGTTCCACTATAGCTGACGGTTTACGGTTCCGTCAAGCGGGGGAGGGAACTCCCTCACCCGAGGATCAATACCCCAACGTCGCCACCTACGAGCCTGACGCACCGCACGCCGCATATCCCTACGCGCCTCATGCCGCAGACTGCCCATCGTGCGCGACCACCTGCGCTCGTCCGACATATGGTCTAACCAGGCCATCCGCGCGCACAGAATCAGCGCTAGGAGCGACAGCAGAAACGTCGGCAACATGATGTGCATCAATCTCTCCTAGAATCCTGTCAGGGTCGATACCTAGCGTGGCCATAACCTCTCGGTACAGGTGCGGGGCAACACCGGCGAACCAATCCGGCTGAGGGCAGACGTCTAGCTCATCCATGTACGGCGTAGTCATGATGTCTCCTGTAGATCTCGGGTGATCTGGTCAGCTATCAGAGTCAGCTCGTAGGCGAGCACGCTAGCGACATCAGCGTCGACCGTGATGCGCGCCTGGTACTCGGGGATAGTCGCGCCTAGATACGCCTCGATCGTGTCGAGAAGTTCTGCTACGTGCTCAGCCTCAACCCGGTCTAGGTCGCGTGCACGGCACGGGCTCCCGTGCACTGCCCACATGGCTGAGGTAGTCAGATCGACGGCACTAGCTCCGCGTGCTGTAGCGGCGGCGATCAGGTATGCCTGGTCCCATATCAGTGTTGCCGCTGTCGATGTATCATGTCTGTGTGTGGTCATGAGGGTTTCCTCTCTGAGATCCCCCGGTCTGTGGCGGGCCGGGGGATCTTTCTGTCAGTAGCGGTGCCAGTTGGCGGCGTGGTCGTAGTCGCTGTGCTGCCACAGGTCGCCGGTGGGTGTGTGTACGGTCCATCCGTGTGCGGTGAGTCTGGATGCTAGACGCCGGTCCACTGCCGCAGACTTGGCGGCGTTCGCTTTCCGGCTGCGGGTTTGGTTCACCTCCGCCAACTCTTCGGGGGTGAGTTTTCTGCGTGGGCTCATGTGATCCTCCTGGTGGGCTGTTTAGGCGTCGGCGGCGGTGGCGGCATAGATGACGGCGTCAGCGAGGGGGCCGGCGATCGGCCCGTGCCACCAGTCGAAGTCGCTCACCCCTGCCCCCGGGCGGGGAGTCCGAGCGTGTCGGAGCACCAGTCGCAGGGGCGGGCGATGCGCGCCTGCGCCAGCTCCGCCCGCTCAGCGGTCACCTCCTCCTCAAGCCCCGCGACCCGGGCGGCGAGGGCGGCGCGTTCGGCGTCCTGCTCACGGATGACCGCGCGGTGGGCCATCAGCTCCTCGGTGAGGTTGCGGACCTCTCTCCGCAGCGCGATGACCTCGTCGGAACGCTCACCCCACTTGGTGCGCATCTTGGCGCGGGATGCGTAGATCCGATGCGACTCGGCGTCGAGTTCGGCGTTCTCCTCTCGCAGCCGCCGTACCTCGCCAGCGAGGGCGGGGATGAGGTCGCGGGCGGTGGCGAGGATCTCGGCGTCGGTGTAGCACTGGTCGTCGATGCGGGCGAGAATCGCGTTGGGGTCGTCTGGGATACTGCTCATGACTAGCTTCCCTTCAGCTGGTCGTGGGCCTCGGCGGTTACGACGTCGGGGCCCATGGTCTATGCGGCCTACGGGCAGACTGTAGCACGGTATACGGTTCCGTGGCTACTTGTGGGATCATGAATATATGATCATGCCGCATCAGCTCCGGGTAGAGGCCCGCGATGGCCTCGGACGCGCGTGGTGCCTGATCTGTGGCCTACCTGCGTCTAACGCCCGCGCGCGCGAGGCGCACGAGCGTGCGCTAGAAGGCCGGGCACCTGACGCGCGGGAGCTTGCGGCGGCGGACGGGGAGCGCCGCTAAAAATCTTGGAAAACTTCCCTCACTCAGCTTGACCAGTTAATAACTCTGTGATTAACTATGTGTGTCAGCAAGGGGCGACGGAGGAGGAACCCAAAATGATCACCACCGCCACAATCCGAGTCAACCTCAACAACCGGGTCACCCAGGTTGAGATCGGATCAGACCTGATCAGCGCGCTCTTGACGTTCGCTTCGGTCCGTGAAGGCGCGACGCCTAAGGGCCGGCTCACGGTTGCACAGACGAGCGAGCTTGCCCGTCTCGGGCTTATCGGCCCTCAGGGCGGACTCACTCGGCGCGGGACCTACGCGCGGATGGACATCAGCGAGCAGATTGAGGCCGCTCTCGGCTGGTAACAGCACTGGGCCGGCGTGTGCCGGCCCTCCTCTACCCACACAACCGCCACGAAAGGACCACACGATGAGCATCAGCTACGGATCTTGGTACGGCCAGATTGACGGAGTGGAAACAGTTTTCGCGTCTGTCGTGGACGCACTCGGCAGCGCCCTAGGGCCGACATGCAGCATCCTCGATATCGATGACCGGTGGGACGTCGACGCGATCACAGAGGCATACCAGCAAGTCATCAACCAGTCACTCCCCGACGGCGTATACCTCGGGGGTGGAGAGTTCTGGCGTCCCGAGTCAGACGAGGATCTCGATCTGACCGGCTACCCACAGACCGACTACGGAGACCTCGACCTGCGAGAGATCGTCCGAGAGTGCGACGAGGTCTTCTGGGCGATCGCGGACCGCTACGAGCGCTAGGGCGAAACCAGGGCAGCCGCCCTGGTCTGCGGGTTGGTCCCGCACTGATGAGCCCAGGAGGACGCGTTGAAGGCGAAAAAAGTCCGCGTGAGTGCGGTTATCGAACCGTGGCAACGACAGTACATCGATGATCAGATTGATCTTCCTAGCCGCACTTTCGGTGAGGTTATCCGGGAGCTACTTGCCGAAGCTATCGAGGCCCGGCAGGCGAAGGAGGCCAAGGCATGAGCGAGAACCAAGGAATTCGTGATATGGTCACTGACGTGCAGGAACTCACGCCGCGTGAGCGTGGGCTGATCAACGCCGCGAAAGCCAACCGACGCCGCAAAGAAGAGCGCCTAGCCCGCGAACTTCGCGATCGAGGCTGGACAGTCATCAGCCCCTACGAAACACACTGAAAGGCTTTCCGTGGACAAGATACAGCTGACAGCACAAGATTTCGTCGATACAGATTTCGTCATGGTGCGCCCCAGGCTCGTCGCCAAATTTGGCGGGAACGTCGCTGCGGTCCTGGTAATTGCCCGTGTGCAGTTCCGCGCGCAGATCATGCCCATCTCCGATGATGGCTACCAGTGGTGGAGGGCAACCTACGCTGATCTGTCGGCAGAGACAGGCCTGTCGCCACAGCAAGTACGGCGCGTCATCGACACTCTGGTCGAGCAGGGGATTGTGCTAGCCAAAATCGACAACCAAAGCTCGTGGGACCGCACCCGATCCTACCGCGTGCAACTCTCTGACCTGCATGTGTCGGATCCGACACATGCATCAGTCGGATCCGACACATCGATCAGTCGGATCCGACACATCGATCAGTCGGATCCGACACATCTTCCTTATATACAAGAAGGTTTTAAGAAAGATAAAAAACAATCACCGGCTCCTGCGGAGCCTGACATGTTTGACGAGTTTTGGAAGGTGTATCCGGCGAAGAAGAGCAAGATCGCAGCGAAGAAGGCGTGGGCCAAGGCGATCAAGGTCGCCTCTGCTGATCAGATCATCGCCGGTGCCATGGTGTACCGCACCGATGCGCGCGTACTCGCCGGCTACGTCAAGAACCCTGCGACGTGGCTCAGTGGCGGCTGCTGGGATGACGAGCCGAGCGTTCCGCAGCCGCAGGCAGCACGGCGTAGCGAGCTCGTCGAGCACGGCGGTATGCAGCTCACGCGTCGTAACGCGGAGGCGCTAGAGCGGATAGCGCGGATCTCAGCTAGTGGCGCTGATCTGCTAGCTATCGGAGCGGGAGAAGGGGCACCGTGGTGAACGTCGGTGAGGCGCGCGCCGTGCTGGATCTGGCGCGGATGTTGGACAACAAAATCGGTGAGGTTGATGACGCTAAGGCGGCCCTGTGGGCGGAGCTGCTACCAGACGTCGAAATTAGGGCGGCCGTAGCGGCCATCAAGGCTCACTACGCGGTCAGTGCGGATACAGTGATGCCCGCGCACATTAAGCCCGCCATACGTCGCCTGAGGGCCGATTGGCGGGAGGCGAAGCGTCGGGCAGATCAGCTAGACGCGCGGCGCGCGCTAGGCCCGTCCTCCGATCCGCGCGTGATCGACAGGGCCGACGCTCCTCGTATCGCTGCTGAGGCACGGGAGTCCCGTAGTCCGAGGGTCGCCGAGGCGCTAGCAGAAGCCCGCAGGATTGTAGGGCCTGGTCGCCCTTCTGCGCTGCGAATCGGCGGGTCTATGCGCAGGCATGGTGAGTCGAGCCTGCCGCGCGCCGCGCGTGAGCCCAGTCGGCTAGGGGACCTCCTCCGGGACGTGCAGTCTCGTCAAGACACCGGCTTGACGGCCCCGTAAACCGTCGCTAGTCTGTACCTAGCAACACCAACCGCCACAAAGGAGACCACACAATGAACACCACAACCACCACCAGCGGATACATCTGCTACCCCTGCGCAGACACCCAACGCTGCCTCGAGTGCGACGGCACCGGCGAAACCTACGGGCTCCTAGGCCTCACCGACTGCTACGAATGCTGGGGCAAAGGTCACTGCCTCGAATGCGAAATCCGCGAATACATCGCCGCAGAAGAAGCCACAAGCAACTGACCGCTTTAGTCAGGCCCGGCAATCCCGGGCCTGGCCATGGCAGCCAGCCAACAGAAAGGACCACACATGAACACCGAAGAACTCGGCAACCTCAAACTCCTCCTCTGGCACATCGAAACCTGCCTAGACCAATCCGGAGACCGCTACCAAAACGACCCGCAACTCGTCCTCGAACAAGCAGCCGAAACGATCACCAACATCCTCAGACAGCACCCGGACACCAGTCGATGAAACCCACCAACCTACTCGACGCTATCAACACACTCCCCGGCCTACAACCCGACCCAAACCAGATGCTCGAAAAAACGTTGGAAACCCACGTGCGCCGAATCTGGAAAGACCTCCGCGCACACGGATACGACATCCTCGCCTACCACACCCACCGATCCGACCGCAGCGAACCCGGATACCCCGACTGGCACTTCCTGGGCCACTGGTCGATGTTCCGCGAACTCAAACGACAGAAAGGACGCGTCACCCCCGAACAGAAAATATGGCTCACCAAACTCCAACACCTAGGCATAGACGCCGACATATGGCGGCCATCAGATCTATATTCAGGACGCATCGCACAAGAAATGGTCAACTGCGCAAAAGGAACCCGATGAACACCGACAAACCCGAGTTGCTCACCGCGAAAGAAGTCGCCCGAATCTTCCGCGTCACACCATCAGCCGTACTCCGATGGACCCGCACCGGACGCATACCAGCCATAACCACACCCGGAGGTCGATACCTGTACAACGCCGCCACAGTCCACGACCTAGCCCACAACACCACACACAACTAGCCACAGGAGACCACCATGACCATACGAACCGTCACCATAGACGAACTCGAAACCCTAGAAGCACAAGTACAAGAGTCGCTCCGCGCATGCCACCGAAACGGCCAAAGCAACACCGCAACACTCATATGGAACCTATGGAAAATCATCTACACGACCAAACTCGCCGAAGCTGAAATCCGATGAACACCGAGATCGCGGCCCTGAACGCCGTATGCGACCAGCTCGCCTCCGAGAACGTCAAACTTCGCCTCCAGGTCGAGCGGATGCTCGAATTCACCAAGGCCGCTGCGCGCCTGAACGCCGAGTTGCTCGACCAGGTCGACGAAGTCCAGCAGCTACGCGAGGAGAACGCCCACCTCCGCGAAGGCTCCGAGCGGTGGCGGGACCTGGCGCTCTTCCTCAAGAGCGACCGCGACGCCCCGATTGAGGTGGCGGCGTGAGCGCCGAGGTGACCCAGGATGAGCAGTGGCTCATCGGCCAGCTGGCCTGGCGCAAGCCGGAGTTCATCCACGGCAGCTTGGCGCGCCAGCGGCGGATCCTGGAGGTTCTGGCCGCGCGCGGCCTGGTCCACCGGATGGATCGGCACACCTACCGCTACGAGGTCACCCCCGCCGGCTGGGACCTCCTCGCGAAGGCTGCAATCGGTGGCGGCATGAGCGCCGAGAACGGTAAATAACCACACCAAGATCGTTACAGGCAGCCCCCCGGAACCTCTCGGGGGGCTGTCACACTTTGCACGCCACACACTGACAGCCATACTGGCACAGTGATCACCTACCTAGAGACACGCGACGTCCCCATAGACCAGCTAACCCCCTACCCGGGCAACGCACGTCGCGGGGACATACCGCGCATTCAGGAATCGATACGCCGACACGGCCAATACCGCGCCCTAGTCGTACAAAAACTCGACGGCCTACTCATCATCCTCGCCGGGAACCACACCCACGCCGCCCTAACAGCTGAGGGCTACGCCACCGCACGATGCGAACTCATCGAATGCACCCCCGACGAAGCGGCGCGCATCAACTTGGCGGACAACAAAATGGCCGAACTGGGCGGGTACGACAACGACGCGCTACTCGAAATCCTCGACAGTCTCAACGGCGACTACGACGGCACCGGCTACACCCAACACGACATCGACCTTCTGCTCGGCGCAATCGAACCCATGCCCGAAGAAGGAGACGCAGACACCACCAACCCGCACATGACGTACGGAGTCATCATCATGTGCGACAACGAAGACCAACAAATTGAACTCCTGGCACGATTCGCCCGCGAAGGACTGCACGTCCGCGCACTCATGGGAGCCAGCGAATGAAAACCACCATCACACTCACATCACCCATCAAGACGAGCCCGCGCATCCTCCAAATGGCGAGCATGTTCGACCTGCCCCTCGAAGAGAAATCGACACTCACCCTCGACGTAGACATGCCGCTAGAAGCGAAACCTTGGAACGTCGGCCTCATCGTCGGCCCCTCCGGTGCAGGCAAATCAAGCATCGCCCGCCACCTATGGCCTGATCAGCTCGTCACAGAACAAACGTGGACACGAGACAACGCCCTCATCGACGACTTCCCCGAAAAGATGCGCGTCCGCGAAGTCGTCGACCTACTCACATCCGTAGGACTCGGCTCCCCCCCGGCCTGGATCAGACCATTCCACACACTCTCCAACGGCGAAGCTTTCCGCGCCTCCATAGCACGCGGACTCGCAGAAACAACCGACCTCCTTGTTGTCGACGAGTTCACCAGCGTCGTAGACCGGCAAGTAGCCCAGGTCGCAAGCCACACCATTCAGAAGACCATCCGCCGAGCTACACGACAGTTCGTCGCCGTCACCTGCCACTACGACATCGAAGACTGGCTACAACCCGACTGGACATACGACGTAGCAGCAGCACAGTTCACCTGGAGGACGGTTCAACCCCACCCCAGGATCGAACTCGCCATCTACCCAATCGACCGTTCGGCGTGGACCATGTTTAAACGTCATCACTATCTGAGCAGCGACCTCTCGAGCAGCGCGCGATGCTTCGGCGCGTACATCGGCGACAAGCTCGTCGGCTTCCACGCATACCGCCACTTACCACACCCAAAAACGAAGAACATCCAAATGGTCCACCGCACCGTCGTACTCCCCGACTACCAGGGACTCGGCATAGGCGGACGCATCACCGACTACATAGGCCAATACCTATACGAACAGGGCTACCGATACCGAACCGTCATCGCCCACCCCACAATGATCCACTACCACTCAACCAGCCCACGATGGGCAGAAACGACCGTGCAGAGAAAGAGACTCGCAGTCAGTGCGAAGGCAGGCCGTACCCTCGCCAAACACGCCACCAACCCCCGCACGCTGGCAGTTCGCTCCTTCGAGTACCGACCACCCAAACGCGACGATCATTAGGGATGCGTAAAGATGCCAGCCTCCAAAGCGCAACAAACACTCGTAGCCGAACGACGCGCAAAAGTGATCCAAATGAAAATCGCGGGGATCGATAACGAGACGATCGCCCGCACAGTCGGACTCAAGAACCCGGCAGACGTAAGCCAAGACGTAACACGCGCGTTTCAGCGCGCCAAAGCGATCGAAGGGCAGGAAATCGACGCGCTCAAGGCAATTGAATTAGCGCGCTACGACCGCGCCCAAGCGGCACTATGGCCGAAAGTGCTGAAAGGCGATCTACGAGCAATCGACACCTTCATCCGCCTCAGCGCCCGCAGATGCCGCGTACTCGGACTCGACGCCATCCAAGAGCTGAAGGTACTCACTATGGATCTACTCGACGCTGAGCTAATCAAACTCCGCCAGGAAGTCGCGCTCGCCGAAAACGTCCTCAAAGAGGAGCGGGAGGCAGAAGAGGTGTGAACGATCGCGTGCAACGCCTCGCCGTACTGGAGGAAATCAAGACGCTTCACGAGCGCCGCGCCGCGCTCGCCAAAGAAAAAGCCGTCCGATACCTCCATGACGCGGCTGCTTGGGCGCGCGACTGCATCGACTGGCCGCAGGGGCAGACGCTCGCCCCGTACCAGGCTGAGACGATGCGGGAACTCACCGCACGGAAGCGCGTCGCGAAGCGCGGGCCGCACGGACTGGGCAAGTCCACCGAAATGGCCCTACTTGTCCTCTGGTTCGCAATCACACGAGACGCCGCAGGCATCGACTGGAAGGTTATTACCACCGCGTCTGTTTGGCGGCAGCTGTCCGTGTACCTGTGGCCGGAAATCCATAAGTGGGCGACGCGGATCCGCTGGAACGTAGTGGGCCGCGAACCCTTCGATCCTCGCTCCGAACTCCTCGGGCTACGTCTCAAACTCCGGTCCGGCGCGGCCACCGCCGTCGCCAGCAACCAGCCCGAACGCATCGAAGGCGCACACGCCGATCACATCCTGTACGTCCTCGACGAAGCGAAGATCATCCCCGCTGCGACCTGGGACGCCATCGAAGGCGCGCTATCCAACGCAGGCAGCGACACCGAATACGAGGCATATGTGGTCGCGATGAGCACTCCCGGCGCACCGTCAGGGCGGTTCTACGACATTCATATGAGACGCCCGGGGCTTGACGACTGGTCGGTCCGTCACGTCACCCTTGATGAGGCAATCAGCGCCGGGCGTATCTCCCGCGACTGGGCAGACCAACGCCGTAAACAATGGGGCGAAGGCAGCGCCCTATATCAAGGTCGCGTCCTCGGGAACTTTTCGGCCGACGATGAGGATTCGGTTATCCCTCTGGCCTGGGTTGAGGCTGCTGTGGAACGCTGGCACACATGGGATCAGGCGGGGAGGCCCGTCACGCCGGGACCAGTGTGGACGGGTGTTGACGTCGGTCGGGGTGGCGACGAGTCCGTACTCGCGCGCCTGACTGGTCACGTCGTCACCCTCCACACCAACCGTGTGAAGGACACCATGGAGATAGTGCGTCTCGCGCAAGCTGAGCCCGGACGGTGCGCGGTCGATGTGATCGGGGTCGGGGCCGGCGTGTACGACCGGCTGAAAGAGCTAGGGAAGAAACCTCTCGCCTACGCGGGTGCGGGGAAAGCGCGCAGCAAAGACCGGTCGAAGGAATTCGGCTTCGCGAATGTCCGCTCCGAAGCGTACTGGCGTCTACGGGAAGCGCTCGACCCCGAATACGAGCCGACACTGTGCCTACCGCCCGATGATCTCCTCATATCTGACCTGACCACACCACGATGGTCCATAGCACCGGGCGTTCCGCCGAAAATCCGTATCGAGGGTAAGGACGATGTGGTTGCGCGCCTCGGTAGGTCCCCTGACCGGGGTGATGCGGTAGTGATGGCTCTCGCCGGCCTACACTCACGGCCACCTACTCAGGTAGCCATCCCATCGGGAACTCTAGGGGCTGGGCGGCTGTCGCCTCTGGCACGATGATGATGATCTCTACCTAGGGGGACATCATGTGCTATCCGGCACCAGGGCTAGACGGTGAACGGCAACGACTCGAAACCATTGGTAAAAATCTATTCCTCGGAATTATTGGCGACGCCAACCACTCATACGGCTACCACCTATGCACACCCCAAGCAGGTGACTACTCACTAGCGGGACCAGCAAACACCCCCGTAGGCCCATACGCGTGCGCAATCGACATAGGCATGGCATGGCCAGCATCCCGCCAATGGCTCGCGTGGCTCATCACCGAAATCCGCGAAGACCGCATACAAGGGATCGCCGAAGTCATCGGCTCATACGACGGCAAGAGCGTCCGCTACTGGTCCGACGGATCAGGATGGCACCAGGCAGGAGACCCATACCAAGGCGACGGACACGACACCTGGACACATGTAGCTATCTATCGATCAACGGCTAAAGTCGATCACGGAATTCTCGCGGGGTGGACAGCGACCGGCTACCAAGGAGATGACATGAGACCCGAGCAAGATCACCTGTTCAACATCATGGCCAGCCGGATCGAGAGCTTGCACCAGGGTCTCACCGCCGCCACATCCGGAGTAGCCCCAGACATCATCGGCGAGCCCAACGCAATCCAAAAAGCGCTCAAC